AGCAATGTACATCGCTGTGGCGCCAGATGACCAGCCTGGGTCTTCCGGGCCTGTAGGTTCACCTTCCCAGCCACCAGCATAGTAATCATTCATTACGTCTCGTAATAGTTCTATTTTATCTTTGCCGTATAACCAAGATACATAAACGTTTTCAAAGCCATCACCTTTCCATCTTGTACTGTCTCTATCTTTATTAACGGTAGATTGACCATGTATAACAAAACTTAAATAGTGTCCGTCTGGATTATATTTCCATTCTCTTATCTCAGGACTTTTCATGTTACTTGTTTGTGCTTCTATCATCATGTCGTAGTGTTCAACAGGCATTGTATCCCAACTTCTAAAGTAAGTAGGATTTTCATGTGCATAACCACTACGATATATTTCATGTTCTAACATAGGGTCAACAGCAATCAAGCCGTCTAGTGTATGTTCTCTATAGATTGCATTACAACCCCATACTTTACCAGAATACTTTAACATATCAATAGGTATTTTCTTACGGCTTTCACCATTACCTAATACAAACAAATTACTCATTTTAACTCCAATAAATCTGTGTTCTCATATGTACCAAATGTGCCTCTCGTAAAGAAGTTTGCACCTAAAGCATAACGTGGTGTGTCACTTTCATTTGGTGTTGTTAGATGTGTTACATATCCTGGAAACATAATAACATCACCGGTTTGTACTTTAAATGTCCATGATTTGGCATTGAAATTATTATATCTGTTTATTTTCCAATTAAAGTCAAAATGCGGAAACATATTATTCTTTTCTACAGATAACACTATATCACCACTTTCACATTGAGGATAATAAACCATGGCTAATATACTGTTTGGGTGGGTGTGAGGATGATGTGTGCTATCCTTATCATTTCGTGTAAACCATGTTTGTGTTAAATAGAACTCATTATCAATTTCTAGTGTATTCTTTACAAAATGTTGTCCTGTCTGTAACATAAAACGTTGTACTCTTTCAAGTCCCGGCGTGTTCAATACAGTATGATTTTCACTTATCTCTACGTCCTGACGTGCAGGACCATCGCTTAACCGTGTGCCACCAGTCTCATTTGTAAGTATGTGTAGTTCATCATCAGTTAATCTAAAGTTTGTTCCTGAATGAAAAATAGGACAAGCAGTAAAACTGACTATCTCCGTATTGCTAAATTCAACTCTTATATCACTCATAATCTACGTTTAATACTATTCGTCTTGGTTCTTTTATAGGACTTGTACTTGTATGAAAAGTTTCTCCGTCAAAGAATATACCAGTATTCTCTATAGGGTGTATCTCCATATCTTTTGTCAAGTCTGTTGTTGGAAATCCTTGCCACTTTTGTTTGTATAATATTGTACAGCCATCACCAACGATATAATGTAAAAATACTTTATGTGGTATATCCCAATCTACATGTGGCGGATGAATTGTTTTTCGTTCTTGTTGTAAGAGTAGATTTAATTTTACTCTTAAAATTTTTTTATAGTTTGTCACCTCTTTTAATTGTTCTAATATACTAGGTGCCATGGTAGATGTTTCCTCACCACGATTATATATCTGATGTGTCAACATAGGCACCTCTTTGGTGTTGGGTAACTGTATCGTTGTAATGTGTTTAGGGTCGCTTGTGTGTATGCCTAGATACCAAGGAAAATCCTCACTTATTATATAATCACGTTCTTTTAATGTAAAATTTACTCTCATAACATTTTTCTCAATTCAAGTTTCATTCTGTCTTTGTTAAATTGCACAAAAGGTTTATACTTTAAAATCTTTTGTTTTACTGTAGGCCATACATATGTTTCTTCTATATTCTTATCTAGTGTTTTACTATAGTTCAATAGAGTTTCCAATATGCACATTGTTTCAAGTGTTATCTTTTTTGCCATATACATTTTTAGTATAGGTGGGTGTTGTCTTCTATAACACTTAAATAACTTATCAAAGTTGCCCTCAGTTTTCTTCAACAGTTTTTCCATATCAATCTTAAAGTAATATGTTAAACCATCTATTCTCTTACGCCATTGTAGATAAGAATCCTCATTCATATCTTTAATGTATGGTGTCTTATTGCTTATATAGTTACTGACAAAATAATCAATAATTTCGTCACCGTATTTTCTGGCTGCCTTGACAAAAAAATATCTATCATTTCTCTGTGTGAAGGTTTCATATTTCGCCTTAGTAGTTCCCCCGTACCTGAAAAAATCAAATTCATCTTTAGTAAAATGTAACTTAATAGCAAGGTATTTCTTGTATGCCTCATATCCCTCTTTCATAGTTAGTTACTTAATACGCCTACAATCCATAGTGTACCAAATATTATTAGTGATATTGTCGCTGGTTCCATAATTATACTCCTGGCAATGTTGCCGTTTTTGGAAGAAAATGTAAGTCCTGTGCATTAGACTTTATCTTTTCTTTCAGGTTTCTGTTTATCAAATGGGTAACTTGGTCTGGTTCTATTTGTTTTTCTTCACAATAGTTCAGTACAGCATCCATGTGTGATATCTTTTTTGTAGAGGCTCGTTTTTCTATAACAAGAGCAAATTGTTTAGGTGTCATTTCTGTTTTTCTCCAATAGACGCTCTGTTAATTCATCAGCATCAGCATTTCTCGTTTTGTGTCTTTGTTCATAGAATAATATATGACATATCAATGCATAGTTAGCCATGTCAATCAATGTATCACCAATTGTTTCGTCTTGTACTTTGAGTTCGCCTTGTTTAACAAAAGACATTAACCTACTAAACTTATCACCAATTCTTATCGCAACACTTTGCCATGCCGGTATGCCACCTAATTCACTTGTTCTAAAGTTTTGAAAGATGTCCTCTTTACTAGCATAATCATGTCGTTTGATATTGTGTACTCGTTTCATTTCTTCCAATAGACGGTAAAATTCTTCACTTTGTTTCATTATTTTTCCTCACAACTGGATTATAAATTTCTCTTGTGGCTTCTGAACCTGATAAGTATCCAATACCATATGCACATAGTACCAGAATAAAAACTGGTATCATTACTTCAATTACTTCTATCATATTTTCTCCTTATTTTGTTTGATTAGTTTCTTTTGGATAATCTGGGAAAAATTGCCAGTTTTGACCGTATGCCAAAACACATGTCTCACCGGTCTCTGGGACCGTCATTAATATAGTGCCAGAGTTCCGTATAAAATTATAAGAAATTGTTATAATACCTAATACTTCACTTTCTGGTGTAGCTGATGTTCGTACATCAGCACCAGCAATTGGTACTTCCATAAACAAATTTAAAGATGTTTCAAACATTTGACCTGTTTCTCCACAATAAATTGGTACTTGACGAAGAACTAATTGTGCCGGGTCATAGTATGGATCTGCTTTGGTGTCTGTCCATATTGAAACAATCACTATAAATGTTAGAAGACCTATCAATAATCTTAAATCTTTAATTATTTTCATTTTTTTCTACCCATTTGTAAAAGTCTGTTATAGCGTCCTTCAACTGAGGAAGATAATCTGCTTTGTTCTTTTTAAATACTTGTGTTGTACCTTCTTCCGTTACAACTAATATTACAACCTGTTCTATAGGTTCGCCAAAGTGTTCATTATACATTTCTGCATAAGCACTACCTTGAATAAAGTAGTTCTCTATCCAGTCTTCCTTCTTCTCTCCTTTAGATGTTTTAAAATCTATGATTGATAAAACGCCTTCATACTCAGCAATACAATCGCAACGACCTGCCACGGTGTAGTCTGTTGAGTACATTTGTGCTTCTTGTAGTCTAATATTATTTATCTTTTGAAGTTCAGGTTTTAGCACTTGAAACATCATTCTTGGTAGAAATTGTTTTTGATACTTTTCGTTAGCGTCTATATTTAAGTTATTAAGATAATCCTCTGCCATATTATGTACTGCTGTGCCTCTGTTGGCAGCAGTTATCATTACATGATTAGCAACTTGTTCGCCAACTTTCTTACGCCACTCTATTAAACCTTGTTTCTGTCTAATAGATAGTACACTCGTTATTGAGGGATATACTTCTTTGGTTTCCAGGTGTTCGTAAAATCTTTTACCTGATACATTTTTTGCCTTTAAAGGTGGCATTTCCTGTGTTGGTGTAATGTGATTAAACATTATATAATCCTTTTCTTTAATCTATACTGCATATTATAACACAGTATAGAAGAAAAGTCAAGCCTTAAATTAATTTTTTTGCCGTTTCTGTTGTTTCATCCACACGTCTTGTCCAGCCTCTACCAAATGTTTCAAATGTGGATAATTCTTCGTAGTATTTCTGTCTATTCTTTTGGTAGTTTTCTACAGCATATTCCACGTTAAACTTCTCAACATATTCATTGACTTTTGCTAACGTCATAGGACCTATACCGCCATCTATTGGCAAGGCACCAACACAAGATTGTAAATACTTCGCTGCTCTGCCTGGACCTGCATTGACAGCAAAGTCAAATACACACAGGTCTAAACCTGATGGCAAATCATCACATTTACATTTGTCCCAATAACCTTTTTTGTATATAGGTTCAACATCTTCCTGTGTTAATTCTTTCATATCTTTTGTACCACCAAATTCTTCATATACTCTTTTAGTGACACCAAGATTTGTTTCACCCCCTGGATCTTTTGGGTGATTTACATACCCACCTTCATGGTGTAGTATTACTTTTAATGCTTCTGAAAATTTACTCATAGTGAAGTCCTAACTTTATTTTATTAATCAAGTATGATTTGATAAGACCACTTCTTACAATGTCTGGGATACCAAACTCAATACAATCTACTTCTGGCATCTGGTTCATTATATTTACAAAATCAAGTATGCCATTTCTATCATTTGTCTTTGTTAAATCTGTTTGTTGAATATCACCGGCAAAGATAACTCGTGTATCTTGTCCTACTCTGGTCATAATAGTATCTAATTCGTGGAAGTTTAGATTTTGGCATTCATCAACAATAATAACGCCATTGTCTATAGTGATACCTCGTAGAAAACTTGTAGAAAGAAAATCTATCGTGCCTTGGTTTCGTAAATTATTATACAACTGGTCAAATGACCGGTCATCTGGTTGTTGAAACATAAATCGTACCATGTTTTGATATGGCACTTGATAGAGATATGATTTGTCTTCTTCATCACCAGGTAGAAAACCTATGTCTCTTGTTGGCAATAATGAACGGACAATATATACTCGTTCTCGTGGAGATTTAGGGTCTAGTACATCTTTTAATGCATTGTATAAGGCAACAAAAGTCTTACCTGTACCGGCAACACCATATAGAAAAAGATTTTGTCCTGCTTTGTATTGAGCAAAGACTTCTTTTTGTGTTTCTGTTATTGGCTTAATTTCATTTAGTGATGAATTATCTATTGCCAATCTTTTCTTTTTACTTACCATAATATGTCCTTTACGGATTAAGATTAAACTCAGCTTACAATCTTCAGGCTACATATAATATCCCTATAAGTTAGTGCTGTTTAATATCTCAATTCTATTTATTTCTTTTTCTTCCTATACTTATTCAATAATTGTTTAGTTTTAACTTCATTGTTGGTTTTCTTACCATATCTATCAGCCAGATTACTTTGAGGATGTGCTTCTGCAACTCTACTTAGCATTTCTTTCCAACCACCATCAGTTTTACTATCTAACTGTCCTACACTTCCTACAATATTCATTTGTGTTGGTGGTAATAAGTTAATGTGTCTCTTCCTCTTATGTTTTTCCATTTCTGAAATAGACATCAACTCTTCCGTAATCTCGTTGGTCTTTGTATTTTCAAATCTATATGTTGGCATTAATCGTGTTCTCCTCCTGGGTCATTGTCTGGTAGTTTCACTTTATATGGTTTACCATCTGCACCTCTGTATATAGTATATCCTCTGGCACGGTTAGCGGAATGATAACCTTCTTTAAATCTATAAGTTCTTTCTGTTTCTGTAAAAGTAATTACTGTAACAACAATTGCAAGTATTAAAACAAAGTGACCTATAACTGTAAACCCAAAAACATACCATGATGAAAAGGTCAATGAAAAAGTTATACACCACATCCACGCTAGTATCTGTATTATCAAATGTCTAACTTGCATGTCTGGTATATTCTTTAATGGGTTACGATTCATATTCATAACACCTTCCCAACTATCATACACAAATCTCCTCATAATCCCTCTATCTTATATTTCTTAATTACATTAGTTGATGGTATAACTGTAGAGTTACCACCATCTGCCAGTT